CTGGAACTTCGAGGTACTTAGCTAAAGAAAAGCAAAAGTACCGTTACAGCGTGCCCGACTGGTTAGAGGCTTCAGTGCTTCACCCTCGGGACCCAGGCAATTTTTCCTAGCCTGGGCTGTTCAGTGCTCACCGACAGGTGCCGCCTGCTTGTTGCCATCCGTAGGATCCAACAGGCCGCGCCTTAGGTTTGAGGGTGGGTGGCTTGACTAGCCGGCTCCACTGAACGCCTACGTCGCATTGCGACCAGTTGCAGCATACCGGGCTGCAGCGTCCCCGAATTCATAAGGGGATTTCGACGGGACCGTACGTGCCCCTCTGTAGCAAGAGCTGGACGTTAAAACGGTCATCGAATCTGCTATTCCTAAGATAGCAGTCACCCCTCTGGTCCCAACGAACCAGAGCAGCCAGGGTGTTCGCAGGCGTTTTGCACTCCTTCAGTGCTTCGTCTGCCGCAGGAGGGTGCTTCTTCTCGCTCCTCCAGGACTGTGCGCCTCCTGCCAAAATCCTGCCAGTTGGTAGGTCGTGTCTCCTTTTCTTGGACACCACGATGGAAGTAGATTATCGCATGTCATCTGCTGGTGCTTATGCGGAGAATCCGTATGCAAACGAAACCCATGTCTGCGTTGGTTATCACCCTTGGGCGAATACCACCTGTCATTGGGTCCTGCGCAATGCCACTATCTTCTGGATTGGCGACAGGCAAGTTTCGCAAGCGGCGTTTGAAGAGCATGTTCTTGCTCGCGCTGAGGCCATACAGGATATGACCAATGGCGCCATTCAGTTGGTGTCGGGTCTCATTATTCTGTGGCTTTCATTCATCTTTCTCCCTGTATACTTTATCACGTTAATTGAAAATGTATACTACAGGCAGCGCCTTGGTTCATTCTTTGGCCAGCTGTATCGTCGCAGCATTGACTTGACAATCTCCGTTCTCTTCTTCTCGGTTCTCTTTAATAGCTATGCAACCTCCTAAGCCAGAACTGCAGAAACGAGTAGATGCCTGGAAGGCAGGCAAGAAGAGATGGGCCCCCAAACTGGACCGTGAGGGATCTGAGGGATCCTCGGTGTCAGGTAAGCGTGAGGTGGATGAGCGCCGTGATCAAGGCGAAGCTGAGGGAAAGCGCAAGTTCATCGATAATCGCGAGCGTGACCGCGCCGGCAAGCCTAATCGCTGGCGCACAGGAAATAATGAGTTGGTGGAGCAACTTCGTGATGCTCAAGCGAGACTGGCAGCTGCGGATGACGTGAAGGAAGCCGCAAAGAAGGAAGAAGCTGCCAAGAAGAGACAAGAAGAAAAGGATCAGTTGGCTGCTGATCACGACCTTGAGGACGAGCGGGTCCGCAGAGCCACTTACGTTGAGGGTGAAATCTTTAACTTGCGTGAATGGAATATCAAGCATCCGGTTTTATTTTTCATCTTCTTCGTTCTCCTCCTTCCTTCGGTGTATGCACTGAACGTCCTATTCAAGTACTTTGCGGCAAAATCTTTCCTGTACATTTTCTTCTCCGCATTGTGTCTTTTGATTGGATTTAGGTTACCAACTTTGGTCCTGTTCTTTTCAGACGCCGAAACAGTCCGCCGCACACTATTCTCCCATTATACGATCGAGAGCCTGACATTCTTGCGTGTAGAGCGCATGCCTGTTTCCGACTCTGATTCTGATCCTGAATCTTCTGATCATGAGGGCTCCGTTGACTCCGGGGCTCCGTTGGAGAAAAAAGTGCGAGACGTGCGTGCAGATCTCGTTGCACTAGGCAAGCTCAAACATCTCAATCCACTGATTGCGACTTGTGAGTACGTGCGTTATTCTACTATTTTTCGCTTCCCTGTGCGGACGACTCTTTATCTTTCCACTGAGTTGTTAACGCAGTTGGTTGTTATCGCGAACAACAGCCTCAATATTGGTGATGATGTTGCATGGGATAAGCTCTGCAATACTGCTAAAAATTTACACTCCGTGAACATAGATCGTTACGAAATCTTACAGGGGAAGTTTGTGTACGAGAACACGATACTTGCCTCGCATTTGTTCCGGAGGATTATGCAACATTCCATCATCGACGTGAATTTTCCCCCAGCCCGCAAACTGGGCGCCTTGTTGCCTACGGTTACCGTGTCGGTGAAGTCCAGCTCCCAGAAATTGGACCACTCAAGACCGGCACACGAATTACCACCGTCAGGCCATCAATTGCGACCGAGCGCAAACCGATTGCTGTTGCAATTGGAGCCACTGTTATCAGGTATGTTATGCCTCGCCCTGACACTTCTGATACCCTTACCGGTCTTGCGGGCATGGGTAAACGTTTTGCCATGGAGCCTCCTAGGCCTGAACTCCCTTTAATCGGGGAGCTCCGGGTCCACACGAGGAAGTGGCTGGAGAAATATCTGCAACCTCTTGATCCGAATACGGACTTTACTGTGCCTACTTGGTTGGAATCTACCGACTACCCACGGTATCGAAAAGACGAGTTATTGCAGATATGGGATGAGTTCACGTGTCTTGAAGACTTCGACAAACACTACGCTGATGTCAAGTCCCACATTAAAGAAGAGCCTTATGCAGACTTCAAGCATTCAAGGCCTATTAATAGTCGGTCTGATGGATTTAAGTGTTTGGTGGGTCCCTATTTCAAGCAGATTGAAAAGGTTCTGTTCAAGAGGAAGGAGTTTGTGAAGTATGTGCCTGTCATCCGCAGGCCTGCTCACATCCTTGAACACGTTCACCGTGAAGGAAAGAAGGTGAAAGTGACGGACTTCAGCTCGTTTGAAGCGCTGTTCCGGCGTGAGATCATGTTGGCGGTTGAGATTGAACTGTACAACTACATGCTGTCGAAGTGCGCGGATGATGACAAGATGAGGGACGTGTTCGATAAGGTACTGGCAGGAGAAAACCGGTGCCGCTTCAAG